AAATAGAAGACTAATGGAAAGTGTAAAAATTAATGACCAAAATATTAAAGTGGTCTTTTCAAATGAAAATGGGTCAGGTGAGTTACCTCTAGAAATGGGACTCCTACTAAGTAAAGAAGGAGATAAGAAAGTAATTACAGTTACTTTAGATCCAAAGTTAACTACAACTGAAGATTCTTTTATGGGAGCTGTTTATATGGATACTTTAAATATATTAATGAAAGTAAAAGAATCATTTGATAGTGGTGAGGGTTATCAAGGATTGCATATATTAACTAGAGCAGAGTATAAAGAATATGTAACAATAGTATTGGGACATAAACTTAAAGACTAATGGAAGACATAATACAAATAACACATGAAAGTTTGTTAGAAAATGACTGGAAATCTGATGATATAAAAAATCAGAAGTATAACCATGCTTTTTATCCAAATATAATATTATTTCTGACTAAGGATTATGGTATTGATAATAATTATATGATAAAGTTATTGTCAACACCGGATCGTGGAGAAACTGTAAGTTTAAATATAAACTGTATAACTATCAATGATTTAGCAGGACTTGCCCATTTATTTCATAAAGTAAGTGCTGTGGGTTTAATTAAAAGACTATTGATAAATTATTAAATAGAAGACTGATGAGTAAATTAAAATTTGACAAAGAAGAAACAAAGAATTTATTAAACATGCTAAAGTCAAGTGATTCTGAGAATCATACTATAGCATTCCAAGCATTGAATAATGCTGATCTTAAAAATTATAAAGGTGAGCTACTTGTATTATACAAGTTCTCTAAGTTAGGAAAAACAACTTGGGAAAAAGAAGCTCCTAAAGCATACAAAACACTTAGTAAAGATTCTATCTTCAGTGAAGAGGGATTAACTAGTGGTAAGTGTTTATCACTTATGACTTCAAATAACTCTAGTAAAGATTCAATAGAATTGTTTTTAGAGAATTTTGTAGTAGACATGGTTGGATTCTTAGGACAACTAGGATACCCAGCTGATAAATTTGACATAAATATTAAACTAAAAAACTAATGGACAAAGTTCAGAGTTTAAGTAAAGCAAGCAAAGACTTAATGTTGAAGGAGCCCTATTACGGGTTCTTTCTCATTATGTTGAATAAGCTTTGGGACAATAAGAGAGTACCAACAGCAGGAGTTAGTAAGAATGGTATTAATTATCAGCTTGCTATTAATTCTGATTTTTGGGAAGAACTTAATGATGACCAAAGACTTGGTATATTAAAACATGAATTGCTTCATATTGCATTTGGACATCTTACTACTTTCTTTAAGTTTAGTGATAGAAGATTAGCAAATGTTGCAATGGACATGGAGATTAATCAGTATATTGAAAGTTCTTGGCTTCCAGGAGGGGAATATTCTGCAGAAGAATATAAAACTATTAAAGAAGCTGTAGAAACTGAAATAGCAGAAGCTAGAGAAAGAGATGCTCCTCAAGAAGAATTACTAGAGATTAGTAAAAAGCTTCCGGGTAGAGGTATTTTCATTGAGGACTATGAAGATATGAATCTAGATCTTAAAGCTGGTTGTAGATATTACTATGATAAACTTAAAGAGTTTAAAGATCAGAAAGACCAAAAGGGTACTTGTGGTAATGATGCAATGGATGAATTACTAGATAATATAGATTCTGGTAATGTTCCTGATCATAGTACTTGGGAAGACTTTGAAGATCTTACTGAAGCTGAGCAAAAATTAATTGAAAAACAGTTACAGAAAGTATTATCTGATGCTAAAGAACAAACTGTTAAAAAGCGCGGTAATGTTCCTGGAGAGATAGAAGGAGTAATTGTTATTGAAGAAATAGTAGCACCTAAATTTGACTGGAGAGGCTTCATTAGAAGATTTACTGGTGTAAGTACTAAAGTATTTACTAAGAAGATCAGAAGAAAGGAAAACAAGAGATTTGATGCTAATCCTGGTCTTAAAGTAAAGATGAGACAACATATGTTGTTGGCTATTGATACTTCAGGTTCTGTAAGTGATAATGAGCTTAGAGAATTTATGGGAGAGATGCATCATATTTATAAATGCGGTGTTGATATTACTGTTGTACAATGTGATACAAGTATCAGATCAATTGAACCTTACAAAGGTAAATTTGAGATGTCTGTATTAGGCCGTGGAGGAACGGAATTTGATCCTGTCCTAGAATATTTTAATGAAAACCTGAAGAAATATACTAGTCTTGTATATTTTACTGATGGTGAATGTAGTACATCTGTAAGACCAAAAGGAAATATCCTATGGGTTTTGTCAGAACAATCTTATATGAATGAAAGTTTACCCGGTAAAGTAATTAAATTAGAACTATAAAAAAGAAAAAGATGAGTCAAGTACAATTAAATGTAGAAGAGTTAAAGAATTTTATTAAGCACATGGTTGCTAATAACCAACACATCCAAGCTGAAGGTAAAGTTCCTGTAGCTGTAAATATTGAAGGTGATGCTGGTTTGGGTAAAACTTCTGCTATCATGCAGTTGGGTAAAGAAATGAATATGGAAGTTGTAAAACTGAATTTATCTCAGTTAGAAGAATTAGGTGACTTAGTAGGTTTTCCTGTAAAAGAATTTCAGATATCAAATGCAGATGGTAAAACTACTTGGATTAATGAATCTCAGATATCTGCAGCAAGTGCTAAAGGATACAAAGTTGTAGCAAAGAGAATGTCACATGCTGCTCCTGAATGGATTCAAGGTAAAGGTGAAGGTGGTTTCTTAATCTTAGATGACTATACTCGTGCGGATTAACAAAATATGCAGTCTAGTAGTGTTAGTGTGAATAATTTAAGTATCTTTGTGATATGGAAAAATTAAACACACAAACTCTTAAGACAGCATTAAAGAGTATAGGAATCTATAAAATTAAAATTAATGATAAAGAGTACATTGGTAGCTCTTGTAATATTGGTCATAGATTAAAACACCACTTGTGGTCTCTTGAAAATTTAAAACATCATAATAGAACAATGCAAAACTTATACAATAAGTATGGTAAAGAAGAAATTTACTTTACTATTGTAGAAACATGTTCTGATGATATTTTAATAGAAAGAGAAGCTTATTATATTAGTACAATTAATCCTTATATAAATCACATATTAGATCCTCAAACTTTAGTTAGAGATAATGTGTATAAACAAAGGATAAGTGTAGCTAAGAAAAAAGCTTATGCAAATGGTTTAAAACCTCATAATCTTAAAGCAGTACATAAATATTCACTTGACAAAGGTGAGTATTTAGAAAGTTTTGAATCTTTTACAGCTGCTGCTAAATCTATTAATGCTAAAAGTATTAACGGTATAAAAGCAGTTTGTAAAGGTAAAACAACTTCTGCAGGAGGATTTATATGGAACTTTAACTTATATGAATATGTTCCTTATAGAATGAAAAAGTATAAGTTAGAACCAGTATTACAATATACTAATGATAATATTTTTATCAAAGAATGGGAGTCTATAACTGAAGCAAGTAATGAACTTGGTATCTCTAATATTAATAGAGCAATATCTAAGAAATTAACTGCTGGAGGTTATAGATGGAAAAAAGCATAAAGCGGATGGTCCGCAATAAATTCCGTGAATTCAGGGAAACTCCAGAGATGGACAATCCTGAGCCAAGCCTTATAGGAATATAAGGAAGGTGCAACGACTAGTGTATGGAGTCTAGAACAGACAGTAAAACACCAAGAGCGCGGAACACATAGAAATATGTGATGATATAGTCTGACCTGTAGATATAATCTAAAAGAAACTACAGAATCATAGGATAAAGAGCCTATGAGTTAACAATAATGCAACGCTTTATGCAAGCAACAATGGAAATCTTAGATAGACAAGAATATGTATCATGGAAACTACCTAAGAACTGGCATGTTATCTTAACTACTAATCCAGACAATGGTGATTACAATGTAACTTCTTTGGATGTTGCTCAGAAGACAAGATTTATCTCTGTTGAGTTAAAATATGATTCTGATGTATGGGCTAAGTGGGCAGAGAAAGCACAGATTGATGGTAGATGTATCAACTTTATGTTAATGCATCCAGAACTTGTAACTCAAAGAGTAAATCCAAGATCTATTACTACATTCTTTAATGGTATTAGTTCTATTCCTAAGTTTGAAGATAGCTTACCTCTAATTCAAATGATTGGTGAGGGTTCTGTTGGTGTAGACTTTAGTTCTATGTTTACTATGTTCATTAACAACAAGTTAGACAAGATTATCTCACCTGAAGATACACTTACTAAAGATGAAGCATATGTAATGGGAGCTTTATCCAATGCTGTAGGTAGAGATGATGACTTTAGAGCTGACATATCTAGTGTAATTGCAACAAGATTAATTAATTATTCATTAGTATTTGCAAACACTAAACCTGTTCCTGCAGCTATGACTCAAAGATTAATCAAACTTACAACAGACTGTGATGCATTTACAGATGACCTTAGATATTATATTATCAAAGAGATTGTTAATGGAAACAAAGTTAAGTTTGCTCCATTGATGCAGAACAAAGACGTGGTGAAGATGGCTGTTAAGTAATTTAAGTATAAACAAATATAAGGGGGGATAATACTCCCCTTTTTAAATTTTATTCTATGAAAATGTATTTAAAACTTGAAGTTGATGCACATTCAACAGAGGTAGTTTTTAAATTAGAACCAATGTTTTGTTTAGATGATAGAAATGAACTATTATTAGAAAACAGAATTAATGAGTATTTACCAGCAAAAGGAGATAAACTTTATTTCTTAGATGGTGTAAATGTCCCAAGAATTAAGCTTAAAGATTTAGCTTTACAATATGGTATAAAAACAGTTAGAGATCTAAAAGATGCAACTCATATATTTGCTAGTAAGAACACACAAGCAAAAATATGTGATGGAAATTGGATGTATTCACTAAGAACAGAAGATTTTAAAGCTATCTGTGATGATACTAATATCCGTATAGATGATAGATATAGAGAAAATATTAGAGAAGCTTTAGAAAATTATACAGAAGATAGACTTCTATTTAATTATGAGATGGCTGGTCAAATAAGACATGGTGATAATGATGCATTATGTGAGCATGCTGATAAAATTATCACATCAAATATGTACTATAGTGTTGATTCAGACTATATGAAGTTATCTGAAATAATTTCTACTAATGCTATATATGATGAGTCTGCAATCTTAAAACATATTAATGGTGATGATGCTACTATTATAGATGAAACTATGTATGAGCAAATACACCAAATGTTTGAAAGTTCTGATAAAGACAATCATATCTTAGCAATGGAGATTATGGCTAATTCTAATTATACTGAATCTTTATTATATTTAGAAATGTTGTTTAAAGAACATAGTACTGCTATGGGTAACTGTCATACTAGAAATCATGTAAACTTTAAATCTTTAGTTAACTATCTAGGTAAAAACAAAACTTATTTAAGTACTAGTTTAGATGCTGTTGTAAGATCTCTTATTGACAAGCAAGTAATTACAAAAGATATGATGGATGTTTTAATGCGAAGATATGCTGATGAAATTGCTGATGGTGGAGATTCAACTTATTTTAAAGTTAAAACTATAACTCTTCATGAAGATTTACTTAAGTCTCTGAATGTTAATTACACTTATCAACATGTTGAAGAGTTCACTCCAGAAGGTGATACAGAGCTGGTTGATGTGCAAAATGAATCTGCACAGGTAGAAGACATAGCTGATGAAGATATAGAAGATGCATTTACAGTAATTGAGAGAAATGAACTCAAGTCAGAGTTAATAGCATTAGAAAAAGCAAATCCAGTTTCCGAATCTGAGTTAAATAAAGAATTAGAAGAATCACATAACCATAACATAACACAAACAAATGATACAGACTTTGATTGGTTCTGATGAACTAGAGTTGTTTTATAAGAAGAAGTTTTATTTTA